CTCTAATCCTACTAAATTCTTTAACACAAATCCTTTACCAGAACCCGCTCCACCTGCAAGAATAAGAGCATGGCCTTCTTTTGGATATGCTTTATTTGCAAAAGTAATTAATTTCTCATCTAATTGGCCAGGTGTAACTTCTTTTGTATGTTTTACGTATTCATCAGTTCCAACTTCATAAGCTTCATTCTTTGCTTTAGTAATCTTTTTCATCTGATTAATAAATTTTCTATAAACTGCAGCTTCTGATTTTTTTCCCATAACTCTGGCCCTTTGTTCCATTGCAATAGCCGCTTGAATCTTATGAGCATGTGATTTACCAGAGTTCTTTATTTTTGAAACAGACTTTTCTGCGGTTTCAACATCTTTAAATCCTAATCCTTTTATAGTACCCTTTGGATTCTCATCTGTATACAAATCAGAATGTTTCTTACTATTCGCAGGTTGTCCTTTCTTTCTAGGAATGCGAGGATTCTTTTCTTCTGCGGTATATCCTAATTTAGGTACATGGTTATATCTTTCAAGTTCATTACCAGAAGGTGTCTGAATAGATACTCCACCTTTTACTTTTACAATTTTAAGAGAACTTGCTTTAGAACCATAGTCTTTTTTCAATTGCTTCTTAAGTTGAACCATATTAAAGTACTCAACTTTTTCTCCAAACATCTTTTTAAATTTAGTGGTATGTTTAGATGGTTTAGTTTCTGCTCCTTTATCACCTGGTGCTGGTTTATATGCGGAAGGGTCATCATCTGATTTGGCTGCGCCTTTCTTAAAGTGAGCATCTCTTTTTGATTTAGTGGATTTAGACATTTCATCACCCTCAGCATCTTTTGCATAATACTTTGCAGGCTGAGTTCCTTTTTTGTCTTTGACATCTGGGTCTTGTCTTACCTCAATCAAATCAGTAATCCAATATTTTTTACCTTCGATGTTTTGAACATAAGTTGTTTTTCTTTCAAAAATTTCAAACTTATCTCCAGTTTTAACACTTAATACTGTATCTCCAATATTAAATACTTCTCCAGCAATATATTTTTCTCTTAAATCTGAATGTGTTCCTAGGTCAATGTGTTTTCTAAAATTGACCATTTCTTTCAATCCCATTCTTTTACGAATGAGGTTAAATACTCCTACTTTGTCTCCGAATGATTTAGGCAATCCATTACTGAACGAATCAAGGTCTCCTGCCTTAGCTGCCGCTCGCATTTTCGATGCTGACATACCAGATACATCATCAGCATCTGGGTCTCTATCACCAGCAGAAATAGTAGAAATACTATCAAACTCATAGAATCCATGTCTAGCTTTCTTTCCATTATAAGAGTTCATTAATCTTTTGAACTCTGGTACTCTATCTGAACCTACAACCATTGTCACATCTGTGAATCCTTGGTCATACAAATCTACTAAAATGTTAAACACGTTGATTATTTTTTTGTTGAAGATAATGTTTCTGCCATACTTAGGAAACATTTTTCTCATTATCTGAACTTTCTCTTTATACTGAAGAGGGTTTCGCTCAGGGTCACTTGATTGAGATACATAAATTCTGTAGTTATTCTCCTTTGATTGAGAAATTACTTTTTTGATTAATTTTTCGTGACCAATTGTTGGTGGGTTAAACCTACCGAAAGTAAATACTACTGACTTACCTTTTTGTTCATTAAATTCTTTAAACGTATTAATCTTCATTATTTAATTATCAACTTTTGCACCAGCTCTCCATTGATAACAAGACCAATATCTGGCTTTATACTTTGGTCCAGGGTTATCACAATTGTGCCTTGCTCTAAAATTCTTTCTACGCTCAGGGTCATCTCTTTTGATACTCATCTTCGGGTCACCGAATCGAACCACTACAACGTTACCTTGATCGTTTTTAACATATACTTTAAATTTCTTATTAGGATTTTCTGAAGTACGAATAGGGTCATTTAAAGTAACTGTCTTTCCTTGGTATTCTGCCTCTTCAAGAGTTTGTTCGAATATGGCTTCACAAGAATCAACTGATTCTTTTAATTTAGTACCTACTTCTTGTTTCTTACTTACTCTCTTGAACTCTAAATCTTTTACATCTACTTTATTGTCTCTTGCATAAGAACCTCTTCGAGCAAATAGACTTCGAGAGTTACTTCCTGTAGCAAGGACTTCTTTCGTCTTTTTATTGAAGACCACAAAAGGTTCTTTAATTTCAGATAGAGTGTATTCTTTAAAATTCTTCATTTCTTTTCTTTTTCTGCTTTAGATTTGTGACGAGCTACATCTGCAGCTTTAGCTTTCTTTAAAAGTTTTCTAGCAATCCTATCGATAGTTTTTCTTTTGCCCTTAAGTCTATCTTCTAATCTTTTTCTATCATTGAATGATAATTTACTTAAATCTTTTCCTTTAAGATATTTAGCGGCGAGTTTATTTCGAGCCATCTTTCTAGCTCTCTTCATTAAGACATCTTTTGTAGCTCTTTTCTTGAGAGACCTTTGTCGTTTGATAGCAATTCTTTTTGATAGACGTTTCATAATCATAGAACGTCTTCTGCGCTGTTGCGGAGTCAAGGCCTCGTCAAGAATCTCAAGCTCGTCGAGTTCTTCGAGTTCGTTATATTCCTTGAATGTTATCATTTCTCCCAGCCTTTAATTACATCAGAACTAAAGTTATTCATTGAAAACTCTAGCCTATCGACGAGTTTAACTGCGCCTCCTTTGGATTTATCTATAGCGACAAAACCTTCAGAGCCCGTTACCTTAAATCCGTTTTTAGTCCGAACGAAGGTATCGATTTGTTTAACTCTATCTAGTTTATTTATAATAATTAATTTTGCATCAACTATAGCGTTCATCAAATCAAACATTAAAATTAAATTCTTTTTATTTGAAGTTGAGAAGAATTTAAGAAGTTCTTTCTTCTTAGCATCGATAGCAGCTTTACCTCTGTCGCTTGACCTTTTACCTTTTTCCTTTTCGAACTTATCATCAAAATACTTTAACATATTCGAAACATGCTTTGTAGTATTTCCAATTCTTTCACCACGTCTAACAAGAGTATTATTGAATGTCTCAATTCTAGCAGATAATTCAGTATTGTTTTCTAATTCTTTTAATGTTGTACTTTGAATTTTACTAAATATCTTTCCTGCCTTTGATAGAGCAGCAGTTACTTCAGCGGTATCTTTAGCATTAAATGTTGCGGTGCCAGATACATCTTTATAGTCTGCGTCTTGATACCAGATTGTTTTCTTCCTTTTCAATCCACTAAGATTAACACCAAACTTAGCAGACATTGATTCAAAATCTTTTCCACTATATGTAGTATGCCACACAACTCCAAGGTTTGCTTTAGAGATTGTTTTACCTAACTCAGATTTGGCTGGCACAGCATAAACAATTGTGTTTGGCTGAAATGTAAAATATGATTCACCATCAATGGTTTCTTTCTGAACATCACCTTTGGTAAACATAATGTCTCCTTGAATAACTCCTTTGATACCAAGGTCTTTCAATTCATTAAAAGCTATTGTTAATTTATCAGCCAAATCACCAGAAGTATCAGCTCGAACATCTGCTTCTGATTTATAAACTTTAGGGTTCTTATTGAAGATACCTTTCTTAGCTACGAAGAATTTACCATCACTTGGGTCGATTCCGGCAAAGACCGCAGGAGCTCCGTCCCATTTAACTGTAACATTTGTAGAAGTCTTAGAATTACCAGCTAACATATCTCTCAAGGAACGTAATGCAAGGATTGCTTCTCTTGCTCCTTTTACTCCACCATAGATAACTCTATCTTCAATGTGAGTCATGTGGACATTTTTACCAGCTTTAGTAGCTTCTAATATTTCAACATATTTTTTAAATCCCATTTCTTCGACTGCAAATGTTTTATTGGAGGTTTTAAAATCTTTCTTTCTCATTATAGTTTTTGCTACCAAATCTAATTCTCCACCTTTATCTGGTTGTATAACAAATGGCATGTTAATATCAGTCTGCATGTCTTTGATAACTGCCTCTGCTCCTTTTCCTAGAGCCCCGAGTTTTTTACCATGCTTTTTGTACGATTGTCTAAAAATTCTTTGGACTTCTCCAGTAGTAATCTGTTTCTTGTTACGGACATCATTGACACGGTCGTGAAAATGGCGAGTAAACTCGATGTCCAACCCAACTTTTGCAAATAGTTTGTCGGCATATCTTTCGATTGTATCTAATTGTTTTTTAGTAATCACGGTTGCAATGTTACCTTGGCTAATTTTAAATTTGATTTACCAGATGCTCTTTTCTTTAGATAGTCAACCAATCCTTTGACTGCTTTCTTGAACTCTCCGCTAAAACTATATTCTCCATCATCAGCATACATCATTCCGCTATCTCTAACAGGTATTAGATAATCAAACTTCCAATTGTCTTTTCCTTTTGGTTTTTGGCCTCTATGTTTTGATTGCCACTTAAGAGTATTAATAGCAAATGGAATACTTCCAAATATTTCTTCTAGCTCTTGTTCTTCTGTTAGATGTTCTTTAAAACTTTTCATTTCGTTTAGCTTTCCGTAATCTATAATCTTACCATTCTTAATAAGATATTTATTAAAGCGAACGTCGGGGTAACTTCTAGCAACTTGGTCTAGAATCCTAACATTCTCTTTGTGGTCATCATATATGTTTACTTCTTCAACTTGTTTAAATTTTTTCAGGTACCTACCAATAATATACATTTTTCTTTGAGGTATAGGTCCATACTTTAAATTTCCAGCAAGTTCAAAACGAACTCTTTTATCATTTACCCTTATTCCAACCTGTCTAAAGGCATCTTTAAACGTAGCATTGCTATCCATATCTGCTCGAGCGGTCAAAAAGATAATCATATTACCTTTACTAAATTGCCTTTTCAATTCTCTTAAGGTGGAATTGATAACCTTCGAGGATACTTTAAACAACTTAGCATCCTTAAACTGAGAAAAGTCATATTCTTCGTCGTCGCCGAGAACATGACTATTAAATTCATCATTGGGTAGCTCGTCTACTATCTCACCAGTATGTTTATTTCTAACAATGACCTTAGCGAAAGAGTGAAATACTGTTTCGTCTATGTCAAAGAATGATAGTACTTTAGCCATTTAGTTCAGAGTTCCCATTAAAATTGTTTCTTCTATTTATATAGTTTTTGTTTTTAAATGCTCCTCCCATTGCTTATATAGTTCTTCTTCTAATTTCCATGCTTGTTTTTCCCATGGCCAATCGTGGTAATTAACTTTTGAAAGAGAGACAGCTTTACTTTTCCATTGTGTTTTTCGAGGACTTCCATCGTCGTCGTGATAAACGTCATACATCTCACCTCTGGCCCATTGCTTAACATGGACCATTTCGTGAGCTAGAGTTTGAATCATCTTAACATTATCTTTAGAGTCAAGATTGATTGTAAACTCACGGGCATATCGATACTTATCTTCCCAAACACAATCTCCTAAGTCACCATTTCTCTCGAATAAACTAGGGCTAAGCTTAATGTCAAGATGCAAGGTTCGCATTCTTGGCATTAATAATTGTTTATAGAAATAGGCTGCTTCGACGACTAATTCTCGTTTCCGCTTACCTGAGCCGGAAACATCTATCGTCATTAACTACCCTCCGCAAACTCAACTTCTTCAACCACCTCAAAATGTTCATCATTTGGTGTTTGAATTAGACGTTCAACATTCGACTTCATAGATTTGATAGTCAATCCTAGAGGATTGGTTGAAAGAAGATGCCACGATTCTCCGTGGTGTTTTATCTTCTGTTTGCCCATACGGGTTTTACCTTTTAGTTTAATAATTTTTACCATATCTAGATATTACTCGATAAACAACAAAATGTAAAGATAAAAAATGCTTTTTTTGTAAAAAAAACCGGGACAATATGTCCCGGTCTCCCTTATACTGTGAATCCCTCAAAGGCTTTTCCACTAGTCGTGGAAGATTGTGAGGAAGGTGGCTCATTTGTGAGAGTTTGAGCGGAATCTTCGACGTCATACAATCTCATCTTCGAGCGGTCAATTCCTAGAACGAATCGTTTGTTTTTAGTTAAGTCATTGTAGCGATTCTTCAATTGCTTGACCATTATCTGATTCATACCTTCGAGTTGTTCTGTTGATATCAAAGCGAACATGAGGTCGGCTGTGGCCGGTAATCCGAATGATTCTGCAGTGTCTGTTAATTCTACATCCGTATTAGCAAACCCGCTCCTGGTAACTTGAGTCGCAGACCAAATAGGAACTCCAAATTCCCCAGCCAGACCTCTAAGCTCTTCAGCTATCGCTTTGATTAAAGAGTAAGTATTCACTGCACCACCCAATCCTTTGATTCGTGATGATGCACATATATTAATATAATCAATGAAAATCATATCGGGCTCAAAATTTCTTTTAAGTTTCAATTCATTGAGTAAATACGTTCAGCAATTCTTTCTTCAGCCATTTCTAAAGTAATGTATAAAACATTTTTTCCTTGTTCTAATCCGGCTGATGCAAGATGACACATTGCTAATGATTTGCCAACTCCTGTTCCTGCAAGAATGATGTTGAGAGTTTTATTTGTAACACCACCTTTAGTGATTTGATTTAACATATCAAGGTCAAATGGTATACGTTCTTCTTTTTCGTGATAGAAGTCGAATCGACCATCAGCATTCTCAATGTAATCGTGACCTACATTAGCATCAAAAGAAACAGATAAAGCTTTAGTAAGAATCTCTGGTATAGCACCTTCGGCTACTCCTTTCTTCTTACCATCAATAATATTGATTGACTCCATAATCGCAAGATAGACAGCTCTATCTTTGCACCATTGTTCTGTAGTGTCAATAAGCCAATCTATATCACAATCTACAGGTTCATCAACAGACTTAATAAGATTAACTATATCTCCTAAATCTTGACGTGTTGTAAATGATGATTGT